ACATTTAGATGACTTGTCTGTGGCGATTGTAAAGCGAAACAAAGGGCGTTTGCGAATCATTAGTGTTGGTACTAAGGAACAAGCTATTGCGTCTGCTGATGACTTTCTAAGAGGCGTTGAGGACAGTGATGGCTCAAAGAAGGGTAAAAGATGGTTGAACCAAGGTGTAACAATGCGTCAGAAAGATGCTTTAGCTAGTTTAGGTCAGTTTATTAGACCTATGGATTTCAGTTGGAACAAATACAAAGCCGCTTGTTGGTTAAATTATTTGTGGAATAAAAAGGACATTGATGTCAAAATTTTAAATTATTATGAAGGAGGTAACAGTGCATCGCAGTGAAGCATTAAAAAAAGTAGATTTAATAATTAACGGCCCTAGAGCTAAAACTCATGGTAATGCTTATGATACGCATACTAATATCGCTGCAATGTGGAACATATTATTGAGAAAGAAGTTGAAAGAAGACTTAGACATTAATGACATTTACAGATGTATGATAGGGATTAAACAAATTAGAAACAGTCAGAATCCAAAGGTTGAAGACAACATGATTGATATTATTGGATATGCGGCATTAGCGATAGAGGCAAAAGATGGCAAGAATGGTAGTTGAATATATAATTCACGAAGAAAATGAAGCAGGTGTTGAGAACTTTAAAGATGGCAAGATGTTTGTTCAGTTTAATTTTAACGATACACCAGATGATACGGCAGATAACTTACATAAAGCTTTAATTAATGTCATGGATAAAAATAAAAATTATGTTTCAAATATTAGTTTTGTTGCCAAGGTTGAAAACCAACAAGTAGCAGAAGGACGTTTATATAAAGAGGGAGAAGGTAGATGGATAAACCCACAATCGGAAACGATTCACTAAAAAATTTAACCAAGTTATTTACAAGATTTGGTTGGGATAAAAGACTAAGCGAACTTAATGAAGAACAAATACTCGCTACAATATTAATAATGCAATTTTCAAAAAGGTTGGAAGAAGATGAACAATATACAGAAGACAAGCTCAACAAATTACTTCTTGAATATGTCTCAAACTACGACAAACAATCAGAATCCGTTGATGAAATTGACATTCCTATTTGAAGAAACTATTGACAAAACTATTGTTGATAAAAATAAAAGGCAGCCTAGACGTAGATATTTAGGTGGCTCAATGCTAGGAGACAAGTGTGCTAGAAAAATACAATACATATACAAAGGTCAAGATCCTGATGAGGACAAAGCTTTTAAAGCACAAACATTAAGGATATTTCAGCTTGGACACGATTTAGAAGAAAGCATGGGTGGTTGGATTAGAAATGCAGGATTTGACATACGAACAATGGATAGTAAGGGAGAACAGTTTGGTTTTTCCATAGCAGGCGATGAGATAAAAGGACACATAGATGGTGTCATATGTTCTGGTCCTTTAAGCGTTGGCTATCCAATGTTATGGGAATGTAAATCTGCAAATGATAAAAAATTTAGAGATTTTAAAATGAGAGGCATAAAAGCCAATCATACATATGAAGTGCAAGTGGCTTTGTATCAAGCTTACATGGAACTAACAGATAATCCATGTTTGTTTACAGTTGTAAATAAAAACACAAGTGAAATATTTTATGAACTGGTTCCGTTCAATCAAGATTTAGCTCAATACGCTAGTGATAGAGCAGTTGATATATTAAAAGCTACAAAACAAAATGAAATGCTACCTAGAATAGCACAAAACAAAGATGTCTTTGATTGTAAATGGTGTCAATTTACAGATACTTGTTGGAGTGATGGTTGATGGCGGCACAGAAGGTAGCAAGGTGCCACCATCAGGAGGAATGGTAATGAACATTGTTAGGTTTGGCAATAACAAAAGGGGAATGGATGCTAAAGAACTCGTTGAGTTGATTAGCGATAAAGTGCCATCTCATGTGCAAATTAATATGTTAAAGGATACTTATCCACAGGGTGTGGTCAGAGGTGATCAGTTTACCATTGGCTCGTTAGGTGGAGAAGCAGGCAAATCCTTAAAAATAGACATTAATCCAAGATCCCCATATTTTATGAAAGGGCAAGATTTTAATGGAGCTGATGGTGTAGGTGGCATTGTTAAGATATTGATGGAGGGTAGGAATATGAAATTAACAGAGGTCAAAGAGTTATTTTCAGATTATCTTGATAGTAACAATCCAGTTGAGATTGAAACAATAAGCTCAATTATAAAGCCAAACACACCACAGATAAACATTAACACACCATTTGATAGTGAGCATAAGTACCTAAATGCAGATGGAGAACTGTTATGTCTTGTTCGTAGATACAACGCAAAAGATAACGAGGGTAATCCAATATTAGATGGTCATGGAAAGCCCAAGAAAGAGTTTAGACAATTTACTGGTGGTAGTAATTATCCAAAGATGCCTGATGTACGACCACTTTATAATATACCGAACATTGTGGCATCAGATAAGATTATATGGGTAGAGGGCGAGAAATGTGCAGATGCACTTAATGAGCTTGGTTATACTGCGACTTGCACTATGGGTGGTGCAGGAATGTTATCAAGAAAGTCTGCAAACTTATTTGACTTCTCACCATTACATGACAAAGAACTGGTCATATGGCCAGACAATGATAATGCAGGTCGCAAAGTAGCAGATTTAGTCCAGGAGTTATCTTTAAATGCTGGAGTTAAGTCGGTAACAACATTGACACCACCAAGAGGTAAGCCAGAGAGATGGGATGTTGTAGATGCAGTAGCCGAACAATTCAATATAAACGAATTTCTTAATGCAAATATTAAGCAAGTTAAGAAGAACATAAACCTTCTTGATGATAGTTTATTGATAAACAGATTTGTTGGAGATGCACCACAACAGAAGTTTTTAATAGCGAACACACTACCATTAGCAGTGCCAATTATATTTTCTGCTGCAGGAGATAGTGGTAAAGGTATGATGACACTAGACTTAGCTATGAAAGTATCTAGTGGTCAACCTATGTCAGAAGCGTTTGGTGGTCATATAAGTGAGTTTGGTAACTCTATTATCTTTACGGCAGAAGATGATGAATCAGAAATGCACAGAAGAATTGAAAGACTTGACTACGATAACAATAGGTCAAGTTATGAACATGAGTTGCGAATCGTGAGTTTGCCTAATGTTGGTGGTGTTTTTCCTATACTACAAGAAACACATGATGGCTATAAAACCAGTGTAGAATTTGACAAGTTGTACGAACAAATACTGCAAATGAAAGATTTAAAACTAATTGTGTTTGATCCTTTGGCATCTTTTGTTCATGCAGATGTAAACTCTGATCCAGCGGCAGGTGCAGCTTTGACTGGATTACTAGCACAGATAGCTACAGAAACTGGTGCGGCAGTCATTATGTGTCATCATATGACAAAGGTTAAAGAAGATGCAGTGGTAAGCTCGCCTGAACAAGCAAGGAATATGATTAGAGGTACGTCAGCATTGGTTGATGGTGTTCGTTGTGCGTTTGCACTATGGCAGATAGATGAAGCTACTGGCAGAAGACGTTGCCAAGATTTAGGTATAGATTATCAAAGAAACAAATGTTTTGATGGTGCAGTGGTTAAATCAAATGGTCCTGCAAACAGAAATATAAGGCACTTTATTAGAGATGAATTTAGTGGTTTACTCTTAGATAGAAGTGATGACATATCAAGATTACATAGTGGAAGTAACAAAGAGATTAAAAAGAACGCATTGTTTAGTTGGATTTCTGATTGTGAGCGTGAGGGCAGAGCCATGACACAACAGTCAGGAGCAGATGCAATACTACAACGTATGTCTGCCGATACAGATGCACCAAACGTATTAAATAATTGCACACAAAGAATGATAGATGGAATTGTAAGAGAACTCATACAAGAGGGTAGACTTGCTAAATATTCATTTAGTGCAAGTGGTGGTAGGAAGTGGCTTGGCACCATAGATGGCGATATGAGTCGTGGTGAGTATGAGGCTACAACTGCGAGGGATAATGTATAAACTTCCAGACAATAACTGTGTAATCAGCTTTAGTGGTGGTAGAACAAGTGCATTTATGTTGAGGCAAATCATGGATCATAATGATGGTTTGCCAGGCAATGCTGTTGTTTGTTTTGCGAACACTGGTAGAGAAATGCCGCAAACACTTAAGTTTATTGATGATTGTTCGCTCAACTGGGGCCTGGAGATCGTATGGCTAGAATATGATCTCAACGAAGAAAATAAACATATATTCAAAATAGTTGACTATGATACATCAAGTAAAAAGGGTGAGCCATTCGATAAGCTAATTAATAAGCATCAGATGTTACCTAATCCATTAGCAAGATTTTGTACTGGTAGTCTTAAACGAGATACTATTAGTAAATACCTTAGAAGTCTTGGTTGGAAGAAGTGGCATAACATCATGGGTATTAGGTCAGATGAAAAACATAGATGCAAAGATGGTTTTCAAAATGGTTTTTATCCACATTACCCTATGGTTGAAGCCAATCATAGCATATTTGATGTTGATAGATTTTGGCAAAAACAATCATTTAAATTAGATTTACCAGTTGTTCGTGGCAAAACAATTAAGGGTAACTGTGATCTGTGTTTTTTAAAGTCAGAATCACAATTAGCTTCAATGGTCAGAGATCACCCAGAACTAGCACAATGGTGGATTGATGCAGAAGAAAGACTTGGTAGAAGGTTTGAGCGTAACAGAAGCATGAAAAACTTTTCTAAGTTTGTTAACGCACAACAAGACTGGATTTTCAATGATGAAGCTTTCCTTTGTCAAACAGATGGTGGGGAGTGTACTGGATGAAAATAGTAGATTTATTTAGCGGCGTTGGAGGATTTAGTTATGCCGCCGAACAAATAGTAGGTGGCTTTGAGACAGTAGCCTTTGTGGAAAGAGATGAATACTGTCAAAAAGTCTTGCGTAAACACTGGAAAGATGTGCCAATATATAATGATATAAGGAGTTTTAATGGAAAAGATTACAAAGATGCAGACATCGTTGTTGGAGGATTCCCATGCCAACCCTGGTCAGTTGCAGGAGCTCAAAAAGGCAGCGAAGATGACAGAGATCTCTGGCACGAAATGGTTAGGATTATTGAAGACATACGGCCTAGATGGGTCATTGGCGAAAATGTGTCAGGCTTTGTTACAATGCCAATGGGTCTCCGAAGAAGTCTCTCTGACTTGGAAAGTATCGGATACAAAGCCATCCCATATCTTATTCCAGCTGCAGCCGTCGATGCCAAACATAGACGAATGCGATGCTGGGTTGTGGGCTACACCGAACACAATGGATCATCTGCCACCTCGTTCAGAAGAGGGAACAGTCAAGCTGATGGAGGGTCACCGCAAGGGCAGGACAAAACCAGCAAACTTGAGGGAGCAAGTGGACGAACAGACAATGAGTTTGTACAAACAGACATCTTCGACCTTGTGGCCAACACCGACAACACAAGAGATAGAACACCCAGAAGCAAAATTGACAGCGAACAACAGACGTTTGAGCAAGGACGGGCAGACATCTCACAGTCTGAACCTAGCAGACAGTGTGAAAATGTATCCAACACCGAGAGCGAGGGATTGGAAGGACGGATACACAGTGCCACCATCAGTGCAGAACGGAACAAGAGCACACACATTGGGGACATTTGTAGCAGAGAGAGAGATAATGTGGCCGACGCCAACAACCAAGGGGTACGGACACGCATCAATGGGTCAGACGATGATCTTCCGAAAGAAAGTCGAAGCGGGGGAGATGAGCGAACAACAAGCACAGGAGATGTTGGGTTGCACACTAAGACCACCGAGAATGGTGGAGTGGGATTATCCAAAGAAAGAAATCCAGCCTTCAGAGAAAGACCGATCCTCTGGGACGCTGAACCCAGTGTGGGTAGAGTGGCTAATGGGGTATCCAACAGGGTACACCGACTTAGATGTTTAGGTAATAGTATCGTGCCACAGGTAGTAGCTAGAATATTTTACGCTATAAAAGAGGCAGAAAATGATAAAAACTTGTAAACAATGCAATGAAAGTAAGCCAATAATCTTGTTTGCAAAAACAAAAGATTCTTATGATAGAGTAAAATATTTAACTGTTTGCAAAGCTTGCAAATCAAAAAATATTAAAATTTTAAGACAAAAACAAGCAAAAGAAAAAGTAATATCAAAATATGACCCAGAGGAACACGCAAAAGATGCGTTCAAAGATGATCCTCGTGCTTTACAAGAAGTTGAATATGGTAAAGTACACAAACACTCTACACATTTATTTTCTAGGAGTGTTTTAGATGATTTCGGTTGACATGAGTGCCTATCGTTATTATATATAATTTATGAAGTACGGAATCATTATTTGATTTCGCCTTTTGTTTTAAAATGTTTGTTTAAAAAAGACCTAGCTAAAAACTGGGTCTTTTTTTTATCTTGACATTGGCATTGACTTCCTATTATAACTATCTTATACTAGCAATATGAGGATTAATTATGTCAAACTTTGAAAAATTTATTAAAGATGAGTTTATTAATAAACCATTAATGGCAAGTGAAATCATTGGTGCTATGTCGCAGCCAAAAAGAACTATCCAGGGTTATAAGGGTGGTTCTATTGCAGAGGGCAAAATGAGGCAAATGCAATCACAATTAGTGCAATCACAAAAGTTTGTTGTAAGCAATAAGTTAATTGAACACGCTTGTGAGGCTTCAATGGCTAATCCTCAAGCACTTAATGAAATGATTAAAACTGCAATTCCACCATTTAAAAATATGTTTATTGAGTGGAATGAGGCTAATCGTGTTCATTATCTTAATCAAATGTATGATAAATATTTACCAGAGTACAAAGGTAAGATTGAAAAGCCTGAAGATTATTTAGATCGTATTGGTTATCACATCTTTCATTATGATCATCCTTGTGGTCAGTCTTGGTTTATGTATGAGATGTGGTGCATGATTGATGGCAAATGGCTGCAATCACCATTAGCCTCTATTGTTCATAACGAAGAAGAATGGAACATGGATATTTCTTATGATCATTTTAAGAGAAAAGAAAATTATTCAAAAGAATTACCAAATTCTGTCAGAGAAAAGTTTATGTCAGATGTTGATGGTTTTAGAGAAAAACATGAAGAAGAAACAATTTATTCAGCAGACAATGTTATGATGGGACAAAAGATTATTGGTCGTCCTTATTCTTTAAAATATTTTAAGGATTTTCCATATACAGACAAAGAAGATGAGTTTGGCGTTCAAAAAATGCACGAACTAAGTAATATTTGTTCAAGATTTAGTCTTTGTCAAAGCAGTAGTATGCACTGGTTGATTCCAAAAGATAAATTTAAAGAGGGTTGGGCTGAAAGTGAAATGGCAAGAATGACTAAAACCCATTTGGACTTGGTTCAAGGTGGTGATATTCGTTTTCTTGTTAGCGTTTTAGCTTTGTTAAACTACGATCTTATTGTTAAACAAAAGCAAGAACCAGCTGAAAACAAACTTCAACACATCAGATTTGGTAAAAGAGTACCTGCAAATGAATATAGTCTTATCAATATTGAGTTACCTAAACCTAGAGGTAAAACTGTATATGAAAAGATTTTTAGTGGTCATGGATCACCTAAGAGGTGGCACTTGAGAAGAGGACATTGGAGAAGGTATCGTGATGCTAAAGGCAATGTTACAAAGAGAGTTTGGGTTGATCAGTGTGAGGCTGGTAGTAAAGACTTAGGCTCTAAAATTAACGACTATAACTTACAAAAAGCAAAAGGAGAAAGCTAATGGGTGAATATGAATGTTGGGATTGTGATAAAAAATTCCATTTAGACGAACCACCATATGATGGTAGAGAAATTTGTTACGATTGTAGAGATGAAGAAAAGGAGCAGCGTAATGGCTAAATTACAAAACAGTGAATTGATTGATGCTGAACAACATTTTTGGGATTTACTTAATGATTATGGCATGACAAACGACCAGGCATTAAATGTTATCAAAGAAAAACATGGTTCCATTGGTTATGATCATGCACTAAGCTTAATCAATGAGCAAGATGATGAAGAACAAAAATATCAAAAGGGAGCATAGCATGAATAATAAATATTTGCATTTGCATATTATGACTACAACTATTCACAAGCAGCCAAATATGTTTGTCAAAACATATAGGAAGCTTATTAAATGGATTACAACTTTTTAAAATGTTGGTCATAATAGAATCGCCCTACAAGGGCAAAATTAAACAAAACTTATCATATGCTAAAAAGTGTATGTTTGATTCATTAATGCGAGGCGAGTCACCATTTGCCTCGCATTTACTTTATCCACAAGTCTTAGACGATGCGATCAAAACGCAACGAGCAATGGGTATGGATAGAGCATTTAACTGGTATAAACACGCAGATTTAATGGCAGTTTATATAGATAAAGGTGTGTCAGATGGCATGAAAAAAGGCATGAAGATAGCAAAAAATCTCGGAATAGAAATGGTTTATAGGACATTAGATGGAAGTAATAATAGAGGGTAGCACAGTTTATAATGGCGACTGTTTAGAAGTCATGGAGACAATAGATAAATGTTCGGTTGATAGCGTTGTCACAGATCCGCCGTATCACCTTACATCAATAGTTAAAAGGTTCGGTAAAGAAGATTCAGCACCAGCACAATTTGGTACAGATGGTGCTTATGCTAGAGCATCAAAAGGTTTCATGGGTAAAGAGTGGGATGGTGGCGACATAGCTTTCCAGGCAAACACATGGCGTAAATGTTATGAATTGTTAAAGCCTGGAGGTCACCTAATTGCGTTCAGTGGATCACGAACATACCACAGAATGGCAGTTGCCATAGAAGATGCTGGGTTTGAAATCAGAGATCAATGTATTTGGTTGTATGGCAGTGGGTTTCCTAAAAGCCACAATATAGGCAAAGAAGTTGATAAGAAAACGGGTAATAAAAGAGTGCAAGTTGGATTTAAACACCCTCAATACAAAAATGGGATTCCCGGCGGAAAAGGGTTTCATAATTCTTTAGGTAGAGATGGTGGCGAGAGAAAAAATCCAGAGATGGAAACTAAAGGTAGCTCAGAATGGGAAGGTTGGGGTACTGCGTTGAAACCTGCACATGAACCAATGGTGTTGGCAAGAAAGCCTTTGTCGGAGAAGTCGGTAGCAGACAATGTGATGAAGCACGGAACTGGTGCAATAAACATTGATGGCTGTAGGATAGAGGGCGAGGTCAAACACCCAGAAACTATGCCAGACTTCCGTGATCAAGGCGAACAAAGTAAGGCTGCAATTGGTGTAGACAAGCTATCATTCGGTCAGACATCTAACGCCAAGCGTAAAGAAGCATCAGACATTGATACTACTGGAGGCAGATGGCCCAGTAATGTGATGCACGACGGAAGCGAACAAATACAAGAAATCTTTCCAACAACGAGCAGCACGGAGGTCAGCAGACAACGAACACACAAGGGAATATGGTCAGATAACAAAGATGATGATGGAGATTTTATGCCAGCTTATGGAGATCATGGCAACGCTTCTCGGTATTTCTACTGTGCAAAGACATCAAAAGATGAGCGTAATTTCGGGCTAGGGCGTAGAGAAGCCAAGCAATACAGCTATGATGGAAGAAACAAACAAGTGGAGCTGCCACATCAGCGTAACCAGTCCGTTGCTGCGAACAATCACCCAACAGTGAAGCCAGTGGAGTTAATGAAATATCTTGTTCGCTTGGTAACGCCAAAAGGAGGACTGGTGCTCGATCCATTCATGGGTAGTGGATCAACTGGCATGGCATCAAGAGAAGAAGATTTTAGGTTCATTGGCATAGAAAAAGAAGAAGAATACTACGAAATCGCCAAAGCAAGAATAAAAAATGTAAAACCACAGTTAAAATTGTTTGACATATAGGTAATGAGTGCTTATATATATAGTATAACATTTTAACAAAAGGAGAGTATGTTATGAAACTAGAACTTAAAAATATTAAGTATTTCGCAAGTGGTAGTCAGGAGACTCCATGTTATACTGCAATTGTTTATGTTGATGGCAAAAAGGCTATTTATGTAAGCAATAATGGTCATGGTGGTTGTGATAGACAAGATTTAGCCGATTCATTCACATGGAAAGATATTGAAAACATCAAAAGTTTTTTGATTAAACAAAGTGGTGATTCATTTGAACCTTTAGATGTTTGGTGTCATCAAAAGATGTATGATTTTGTAGACCAAAAGAAACTTAAAAGGGATATGAATACTAAATACATTTGTGTAGACCATGATAAAAATCAACTATATGCCTATCCAAAAAAAGTGGCTAATTCTACTGTGTTTCAAAAGCACATGGAAAAGAAACATCCAAAAGATGTTTGTTTAAACTTTTTATCATTTGATAGTGCTTGGCATATTTATGAGGGAGTAACTGCGTAATGTATTATGGTGCGTATGGTGCGAATCTAAATATGTCCAATATGGAAGTGCGTTGTCCACAAGCAAAGCCTATGATTAGTTTTATGCTTAAGGACTATAAACTTGTATTTAATGGTGTTGCAGACATCATTAAGTGCAAGGGTGCAGAAGTGCCTATTGGTTTATGGAAGATTACAGATAAATGTGAGAAAGCCTTAGATAGATTCGAGGGTTTCCCATATCTTTATAAAAAAATCTATATCAATCTTGAAATCCCAGGAGCAAAGGGTAAGTGTATGTTCTACGTTATGCGTAGAAAAGGCTTCAATGTGCCACAAGCATTTTACTATAATTGTATTGCTCAAGGCTATGAAGATTTTGGCATGGATAAAGATAATTTGTGCTGGGCGGCTCGTGAAGCCGAACAAGCCCAAGAACTTAAACTCAATCTAGCAAAAAAAGTATCTAAGAATGATGATTTAGAACTTGGTGTCGATTGGGAATACGATTGGGATGGCACTCATGTTCCATTAACAAACAAAGCAAAAGGGAGATAAAAATGAATAAAATTAAAGCAGGTCAGAGTTTAGGCAAGAATATGGTTGCACTACCAAATAATTGGGGTTTGGCTTCTGATGAAGTATTTATGCTTGATGGATTTACCAAAGTTCGCTTTCCAGCTAATGCGTTTGGTAAAAGCAAAGGTGTTGGTTCAGAGCGAATGTGGGTCAAGATCACAGATGGCGATAACCTTAATGGTGTTGGTGTCTTGGAAAATGAACCTAATTATAGTGATTTTGAACTGCATCAAAAGGTGAGGTATAAGGAAAATGAAGACGGATTTCCACAATTCCAAGAACTTGCCTAGAGTTCGCTGCACAAAATGCAACGAGCAAATTCTGCGTAACCGAGAACTGGTTGTTAATAAACGAACAATCTGCCTCGGTTGTGCCGTTGAAATGGGATTAACTCAAAAAATGCGTATTGATATGGACCATAAACTAAACTGCTACAAAGGTAGCGGTCTTGGTGATGATGAATGTCATTATTGCTGGGTTCAAACTTGGGCGGCTATGCGTGATTTAGGCTATGAGGCTACCGATAATGGTACCTGGTTTAAACGAACAAATAACCCCAAAATTTTGGTCATTTATGAGTAATCTACTTACCACTTACCAACTTACTTGGTAAGTAAAAACAGAGGGAAGTAATAAGTCATTGATAATATTAGATAAATCAAATCTACTTACCGAACTTACTTTTTACGATTGCAAGTTAACTTTAGCTTGTAAGTCATTGATTTCATTGGTACTTACCAACTTACCGAACTTCCCCCCCTATAGGGGGTATAGGGGGGTGGTAAGTAACCCACCCCATACCCTATATAATTCCAAAACGAAAGA